TCAAAAGTCCGTCTCGACATAGACCCCGGCGCAGTCATAGGCGACGGCGGCGGCCGTTGCGCCGGTGTTGAGGAAGAGCCGCGGCGACAGGAACTGGGTTGCGGCGGGCAGATCGGCGCTGATCTCCTGTTCGAAGACTGCGCCGGAGACCTCGTCGACGACCCGCACCCAGACGGAGCTGCCATTCGGCGGGGCGGCGATGTAGAGGGTCAGCACGCCGCCGGTGGCGATGGCGAAGCTCGCCCCCATGTCGGTCTGCGTCGGGGCCCCGGTTCCATCGTTCGCGACCAGCTGCCATCGGGTGTGCGTGCCGCGCTGGAAGCCGATGCCGATGCAGTTCACCACGGCGGCCAAGGTCAACGTCGTCGCCAGCGCGGCCGTGGATCCGTAGAGACCGAAGAACCCCATCCCGGTCGCCTGCAGGGTCGTCAGCGACAGCCGCGTGACAAAGGTCCAGCCGCCAAGCCCCGCCGCATTGCCGCGCCAGCAGGCCCAGCCTGCGGAGCGCTGATCCGCCACTGAGTCAACGACTGCCGCCGAGGTCAGTCGCCAGCGTCGCATGGAGGTGGCGAGGTTCGTTGCGGCCAGTGCGGGCGTGGAAACGGTGCCGACCGAGGTGATCGGCAGGCCTTCGCTGTTGATCGTGGTGCCGGTAGAGGGCGACCAGTTGGCGATGCGGTTCACCCCGAAGTGGGGTTGCAGCGGGAAGTCGCGGCCGGAGGGACGCATCACGTCGATCCACGGCGCCCCGGCGCGGCTGCGGGCGTAGATGGCGGCCTTGCCTGCGGGCGGCGGAGGCGGGGCGGCGGCCAGTCCCGGCAGGACCGTGGGCTGCGGCAGTTCCACCTGGCCGCTGGTGCGGTCGATCCGGATCGCATCAAAGAAGGTCGAGCCATCCGGGCTGACCTTGAAGCTGAAGTCGTCACTGCCGAGAAGGCCGATCAGCGCGCGGGCGGAAAAGCCCGTCTTGAAGGCAAAGGCCGCATCGTTCCCGGCCGCCGCTTTGTTGACCGTGGCCTCGATCCCGGCCCCGGCGTTGTTGAACAGGAGCGCTGGGGTGTTGACCGAAACCCGATTGTAACTGTCTGCCGTTGCCCCGCCGAGGCCGAGCAGCTGCGCAGTCAGGTTGGCCTGGGGCATGCCGACCTGCGTGACGGCATTGGCGAAGGTGACCATCGGCGTGTTGATGACGGTCGTGCCCCCGGCCCCGGCGGTGGCCGAGCCGATGTTGACGACGGTGGTCGATCCGGACGCGCCGCCGACTCCGATGTTCACGGTCTTTGTGACCCCGGTCGTCGTCGCGCCGGTGCCCAGCCCATAGGTCGCGGTGCCCGTCGCCGTGCCGATGGTTGCGGTCGCGGCGGCGACCGTGACCGTGCCTGAGGCGGTCAGTGAGCCCGAGAAGGTCTTGTTGCCGGTGAAGGTCTGGGTGCCCGCCAGGATCGCCAGCTCCGAGGAGGTGTTCGGCAGGGTGAAGCTGCGGGTGGTCCCTGCGCTGATCCCTGCCAGCGAGAAGGTGGCCTTCTTCGTGGGATCCGCATCGTTCACCAGGCTGAACACCGCATCGGACACGTCGCGGGGCTCGCCCACCACCTCCCAGGCCGCGCCGGTCCAGACGAGGAACAGCCCCTCGGCCGCGATCCAAGTGATCCAACCGGGGCGCGGCACGAGGCGGATCCACGCGCCATCGATCCAGAAGGCGATGTTCAGGTCCCAACCGGCCCAGAGGCCGGTGGCTCCCGAGGCCACCAGATGCCGGTCCCCATCGGCGGGGCTCGCTGGCGGCGCGGTGCGCGTGCGGTCGAGCACCGACAGCTGCACCATGGCGTCCAAGAGGCGCAGGGCCTCATTGTGGGTGACATGCTTCTGCGCCTGAGCCGCCAGCAGATACGGCAGTCCCAGATGGGTCGTGGTGTCGGACATGGGTCGTCCCTTCAGAACAAGAGGGTCACAGTCGCGGGCGTGCCGCGGCCGAGGCGGTTCGAGAGCTGGTAGATGCGGATCGCCAGCGTCTGACCGGGGCCAAGCGGCGTGCCCCAATCGGCGGTCTGCTGGGCGGCGGTGTAGAGGACGGAGGTCGTGATGCTGGTGAGCGTCCTCTTGACCAAGGCCCCGTCGATGATCTGGATGTCGTAGCTCTCAGAATCCTCAGCCAGCGGCACCTCGACCTGTTCCCAGGCATCGGCCACCAGCGCGCGCGACCGCCGCGTCCAGCGGAGGATCAGATCGCCCGGGTTGCGCGCCGCGCGCCATGGTTGTTCGACATGAACCGGGGCAAAGGGCACAAGGCCGCGCCCGGTCGGCGTGAAGCTCTGCGCCACATAGGTCTCGTCGCTGACCGGGCGGCTCGCCGGGCCGATGCGCCAGTTCCAGGGGAGCCCGAGATCGGCCTCGGCGATCGGCAGTGGTGCCAACGAGGCGTCCAGCACCACGACGCGGGCACCGGCGGGCGCCGGGTTGCCGATGGCGGCCTCGGTCCCGCGCTGGCCGCGCAGGAGCCGGGTCAGGCGATAGCGACCGGGGGCCAGCAGTTCGGCCACGCCCGCCTGCACGATCTCCCAGACACTCGGTGCGCTCTCGATGGCGAGCGCGTTGGCGCCGCCGAACAGCGCCAGATCCGTGACGCTCTCCAGCGTGCCGGTCAGCAAGTCGACCACCAGCGCGTTGCCGAGGTCGAAGCGCGAGGTGGGCCCGGCGTAGAAATCCGAGATCAGCGTGCCGATCCGGGCGCGCGCGCCGAACGTGGCCAGCAGCTCGAAGCCGTCGGTCGAGGGGCTGCGGAACACCGCCATCTCGCCGGGCCATGGCACGGCATGGGCGGCGATGAGCGGCCGATGCGCGGGCTGGTTCTCGAAGAGCTGCGGCAGGTCCAGCAGCAGCGCCTCCGGCGCGCCGAATACTACTGCTCGCGTCAGAGAGGCCGCTCGGGGATCGCCGGGCGGCAGGTCGTAGGCGGCGCGGTCCTGGCGGACAGCCTCGATCCCGCGCGCCTCGGCATCGGCGACCGAGACGAGGCGGAATTCGACCTCACGTCCGTCATGCGCCAGCCGGATCACGTCGGCGGGATCAAGGGCGAGACACGAGGGCGGCAGGCGAAAGGTGGCGCTTTCCCGACCGATCCATGCCTCCATCAGCGCCCGGCGGCAGCGGCGTTCGACCTCCTCGGGCGGGATCGCCATCGGGAAGCTCTCGGAGGCGATGCGCGTCGTGTCGACCGTGATGCGCCGCGCCTCGACGAGGGCGGCGTCGTAGTCCTCGTCGGCGCGGGCGACCTGCCACTTCAGGGCTTGCGGCAGTTCGGTCTCCTGGCCGCGGGTCAGTTCCAGCGCCTCGCCCTCGCGGCTGGCGACAAGATTGTCGATGGCCAGTATGGCGACGGAGGCCCGGCCGCGCATCACGAAGCGGATCACGCCCTCGGTCTCCGCCGCGTCGAAGCCGAAATGCCGCGCCAGCGTGGAAATCGAGGCGCGCGGGCTTTCCAGCGCGCCGATGACATAGCCCTCGACCGCGCCCCAGAGGCCAGAGACGTCGATCAACGCCTCATCAAGCCCAGCGCGCAGGCAGAGGTGGCGCACGAGGGCCGCCAGCGACACCGCCCCAAGCCGCCCGGTCAGCCAGTGCCCGAGCCGCCAGTTCGCGCCGTCGGTCCAGACGTCGGTCAGCGCCGGAAAGAACGGATAAGGCCGCGCGTCCCAGGTCCAGGCGGCGCATTCGGGGACATGCACCATCCGGCCGCCGTAGACCGAAGACAGCGGGTTGTTCGCGGCTTCGCCCCACCAGAGCCAGGTGGCTTCCAGATAGGCGCGCTGGATCGCGTCGTCCCGCCAGCCGCGCGAGAAATGCGGCGTGAAGCTCTCGGACGATTTCGGGTTGAAGAAGACATTGGGCTGGTTGGTGCCGCGGTCGATGGCCGGGCAGCCAAGCTCGGTGAACCATATCGGTTTCGACTGCGGCACCCATGCCGTCGGCGTGCCGCTTTCGACCCCGCCCGGGCGGTTGAAATGCGGGTTCGACCACCAGGCGCGCAGATCCTTGTAACGGAAGACCCAAGGCTTTCCCGCTGCACCATCGGTGATCGGCGTTCGCACCTGAGCCGACCGATCGGCGGCGCTGGCGTAGAACCAGTCGAAGCCTTCGCCACCCGCGATGTTCGCCTGCAGATACGCCCGATCGTAGATCGCGGGCCAGCCATCGGCGGCGTCGAGATGGTCGAACCCGTCCCGCCAGTCCGACAGCGGCATGTAGTTGTCGATCCCGACGAAATCGATCTCCGGATCGGCCCAGAGCGGATCGAGGTGGAAGAACACGTCGCCGCTGCCATCGCTCGGCTGGTGCCCGAAATATTCCGACCAGTCGGCGGCGTAGCCGAGCTTGGTGCCTCCCCCGAGGATGGACCGGACATCGGTGGCCAGATCCCGATAGGCCTGCACCGCCGGATAGCTGCTGGCGCCCGAGCGGATGGTGGTCAGCCCCGGCATTTCGGAACCGATCAGGAAGGCATCGACGCCCCCGGCCGCTTTGCACAGATGCGCGTAGTGCAGGATCATCCGGCGCAACGACCATTCCCCGACCGGCCCGGTCCAGTTGATACTGGTGCCTGACACGCTGAAGTTCGCGGGTGTCGCCGTGCCGAACAGTGCCGACACCTGCGTGGCAGCGGGGGCGGTCTTGTCCACCGACCCTGCAAAACCCGCAGCCGGGGAACAGGTGATCCGCCCCCGCCAGGGGAATGTCGGCTGGCCCAAGGCCGCGGCATTGGCGCTGTAGGGATTGGGCTTCATGTTGCCGGGTGGGACGTCCAGCAGCAGGAAGGGATAGAAGGTCACCCGCAACCCGCGTGCCTTCATCTCCTGGATCGCCTGCACCACCGCGAAATCCGAAGGGGTGCCGCCGTAGACCGGACGATCCTCGGCATCTCGGCTGACCAGAAACGCGTCAGCACGGCTGACGCCGTTCACGACCCATGCCGACGGTGTCGTGGTCTTGGCCGCAACCTCGACGCCCGGCCGCACCTTGCAGTTTCCGGCGCGCAGATCATCGCCAAACCAGGCCACGACGAGGCTGACGCTTTCGACAGCCGGGGCCATGGCCTGCAGCCGATCAAGGGCCACGACGATGTCAGCGGTGTCGGTGATCGCGTTCAGGTTCTCGGCCACAGTCGCGCCGCCAGCGCCGGTGGTCTTCTTGACAGGCGCGGTGGCATAGCTGAATTCGCCCGAGGCCGGGATCATCGTCACCGCCTTGACCAACCCCTCGGCGGTGTCCGGGTCAGCGAGCGGCCGGAATACCTCGAACGACAGCTGCGGCAGGCGGTTGCCGTAGGTCGCAAGCGGCAGCTCCTCGAAGACGACATAGGCGGTCCCGCGATAGGCCGGGGTGTTGGCCGCGCCCATCTTCGCGGCGATGAACGGATCGGCCGCCTGCGCCTCGTCGCCGGGATACCAGCGCCAGGTGACGCCCGAGAGGTCCATCGGCTTGCCGTCGGCCCAGATACGCCCGATCCCGGTGATTCCCCGCCCTGCCGGGCCTGCTCCGCCTCCATTCTCTCCACCGGAGAGAATGGTCCCTGCGGGACCGGCTTCGGAGCCTTCGCACAGCGCCACGGCAAAGCTTGCATAGTACAGATACTCGGTGGTCTTGACCTTGCCGCCCCCGCCACCCTTGCCGCCGCCCTGCGTGGTGGTCTTCGTCTCCTCGCGGAAATCCGTCGCCCAGATGATGTTGCCGCCCATCCGCATCCGACCATAGAGCCGCGGGATGACCGCGCCTTCGGTGGCCGAAGTGATGCGCAGCGTGTCGAGCCGCGCGCCCTCGATGCGCTGCGTCGGCGCCAGCGACGAGATGATCCAGCTGTCCACGACCGAGCCTATGGTCGAGCCGATGAAGCCGCCGATGGTCGCGGCGCTGACGCCGAGGATCGCGCCGCCGATCGACCCGCCAATGGCGGCGCCGGCCGCGCCGAGAACGAGGGTGGCCATGTCGGGGTCTCAGCGTTGCGGGAACAGGAAGGCGAAGGCGATGCGCCGCCGCCAGGATGGGGTGAGCGGTTCCTCAATCACGCCGAGCCGCTCGTAGGCGTGGAGGAAGGAGCCGGGCCCGGTGAGGATCCCGACATGCTTGGCAATGGCGCGCGACGTCATCCGGAACAGCACCAGCGCGCCGGGACCGGCATCGGCTGGGGCGATCTCCGGCATCATGCGGCGCGCGCCCTCGGCCAGCACCTCGCGCGGGCCGGTCTCGCCCCAGTCCCGGCTGTAGGGCGGGATCGGGAACGGCTCGGGGCCGACGACATCGCGCCAGACGCCGCGGGCGAGCCCGAGGCAATCACAGCCGACGCCCTTGAGGCTCGCCTGATCATGGTACGGCGTCCCGAGCCAGGACCGTGCCGCCGCGATGACTTTGTCGGGATCGGCGGTGTTCACAGCACGCCCCCATCATGGCCACCATCCTTCGTCGCATAGCGCAGGACGGCGTCCTGGCCGGGGATATGCGGAAAGCCTCGGAAACTGGTGGTATTGGCGAACTTCGCCCCGCAGGTCTCGATCCGCTTGTCGCAACCCGCACGGATGGTGAAGGCGTCGCCCTCGTTGATGGCCCGCACCGGCGCTTCGAGCAGGGTCAGCAATGCGATGCCGTCCGTCACGTCGTGGCCCAGCACCTCGGTGCGCCGCCCCGCGTTTGCGCCGCTGGTCCAGTCCAGCGTGCCGAAGGTGAACCATCCGGAACCGAAGCCACCAAGCCCCGACGCGGTGAAAGCCCGGTCGCGCAGGAGATCGATGACGGTGCCTGTTCCCTTGAAGGCCGGGTCCTCCAGATCGACGCCGCAGCGCGCATCGCCGAGCGCGGCATCGCAGGTCGCTTGGAAAGTCCGCCCCACCGTCTGGCCGAGGACATGGGCGAGCGAGCGCACCTCGGCGACGAAGGCCAGCCGCCCGCGCCGGATCTGGCCGATGGCGCCGCGCCGCATCAGCACGCGTTGCGACGTGTCGGCCCAGTTCACCCGCCAGACTTCGACCTCGGCATTGTCCCAGCGGCCATCGAGGATGTCGGTCTCGGTGATGCGGTCCGAGGTCAGCACGCCTTCCGCGTCCTGCGCATCGACCGACAGGTCCGAGCCCGAGCGCACCTCGGACGCCGTCAGCCCGCTCTCGGGTTCGAAGTCCGTGCCATCGAAGCTGAGCGTGCGGTCGTGATCGGTGAAGCCGAAGGTGACGCCATCGGCCCGGGTGATCCGCCAGCACCAGGCGAGCGTCGTCGTGCCCTCGTCGAGATGGGCCTGAAGCTCGGGCGAGAGGGATTTCACTTCCGCCCCCAGCCGCGAAGCAACGCCAGAGAGGCCAGCGCGGACGAGACGACACCGCCGCCAGCGCCGGTCAGCGCGTAGATGTTGAAGGGCCTCAAGTCGAAGGTGCCGGTCGCCAGATCGAAATCCGCCAGCCCGGCCATCGCCAGACCAGAGGCCGCCAGACAGGCAAGGTAGATCAGCCCACGCGCAAGGTTCCAGTTCATGATGTTGCCTTTCCTTTGAAGTGGTCCAACAGCCTCCGCCACCACGGCGGAGCGACAACGGATTGCGTCGGCACCGACGCAGTCGACGGCCGAAGTAGCGCCAGCGCCTCGTTCTCGGTCAGACGCCGGATCGGTCGCGAGAAATCGACCCGGCCGTTGCGGTCGACCGACCAGACCGGGATGGTGCCGGCGGGATAGCGGCCCGTGGCGAAGAGGTCGCGCTCGGCCTCACGCCGCGCTTGGATCGCGGCGGGTTTGAGCCAGCCCATGAAAGCCGCTGCAGCTGCAACCCGGTCGCCCGCGTTCAGGTGCCGGGTCAGCGCAGCCTTGGCGATGCCGCCTGTATTGTAGTGAAACGAAACCAGCGCATCGAACTCGTGCGGCTTGAGCGGCACCTTCACGGCGCGCAGGACGGCGGCCTCGTAACGCGCGAGGTCGGCGCGGGAGACCCCAAAAGCCTCGCGGATCCCTGCATCTAGATTGGCGGGCATGCCGCGCGGCATCGCGGCCGGATCGGGTGCCCCGGCAGCGGCGGTGTGGCCAATGCCAAAGGTCCAGACCTGTTTCACATCACGGTAGGGTCCGGGCACGATGCCTTCGTGCCGGACGAGGGCCAGAAGGCCCCGGTCAGTCATCTGCATGGAAGTTACCCCAGAAGCGAGAGGATCAGGATCAGCGCGGCGACGGCGATGCCGATGCCCAGGCGGTGGCGGAAGGCCTGGCCGGGATCGGCCGGGTCGCAGCGCAGGGAGCGCGCGAGACGGAGAAGGTCATGCATCGCCATCGCCTTTCCCGACATGGCGCAGACGGGCGAGCAGCACCTCGATGAAGGCAGGTCCGAAGACGCCGACCAGATAGGCGGCCGATCCGGCCGCGCCCCCGGCCGGGATCGCCTCGGGCGGCAGGCTGAGCCAGCGGGTGATGATCGCCATCGACAGGCTCCCCATCCCGGCCGCGATCAGACCGCCGAGCAGGATGTGGCGCAGCGCGTCGCGCAGCCGCATCTTCGTGGTCAGCGCATTGGTCGCGCCCCCGAGCGCGCCCCAGGCGGCGAGGATCACGGCGGTAGAGGCGAGCAGTTCCTTCAGCGCCGCCGCCAGAAATCCGGTTTCGTCATTCATCGTCGGATCTCCAGAAGCGGGATGGAGGTGATCGAGCCAAGCCGCTCGAGGTCGAGCGTCACGTCGAGCGCGTCGGTGTCGAAGCGGACCGGGACATCGAACTCGAAGCCTGCGGTGACCGCGACGCCAGAACCCGGCGCGGTGGTGAAGGTGATGACGCCGGTCGTGGTATCGACGGACCAGCCGGACGCTTGGGGCGCGCTATTCAAGGCGACCGCGACCGAACCTGCGACCGGCTTGGCGATGGTCCGCACCCATGTCTGGCTGCCCGAGGCGTAGCGCTTCGCCAGCTGGAAGGCGGTCGTCGCGCCATTGCCGGTGCCGATCGACTGATCGGTCGGCGAAGGCGTGCCCGAGGGCAGGCAGGATTTGTGATCGCCCCAGTCCTTGAACCGGAAGCCATGGAGGCGACCGTTCCTCGCCTCGAAGAAGGCCACGACCGCCGCCAGATCGTCGGCGCGTCGGATGCCGTAGGCGACGTCGTAACGGCGGCGCGAGTTGGCCCAGCTGGCATTGCGTTCCTCGTCGCCCGAGGCCAGCTCGACGATTTGCGTGCGCCGCTCGGGCCCACCGCGCGCGCCTCGGCTAATGTTGTCCGGGAACCGGACCTCATGGAACGCCATGGCTTACATCCCCCTCCGCCCGAGCGAGACCGCCCGTGCGATGTCCGCCGCGACCTGCGTCCGGGATTGCCTGAAACTCTCGGCGTCGCGGGCCATGATGGTGACGTTGACCCCGCCGCTCGTGCCGTAGCTCTGCGCCTCGCGGCGCGAGAGGACCCGTTCGCCCCTTTGCAGGATTGCAGGCACTTCGTCATGGCGAAGACCGACCGCAGCGCCTGAATGCATCCGGGGCGCGGCGGCGAAGGCCATGGCCGGGACCATGCGCGAGGGGCCGGACGATCCGACGATGCCGCCCGCGTGCAGGATATTGGCGAAGATCCCGCCCGCGCCGCCAAGCGCGCCCGAGAGCGCGTTAGCGATGGGGCCGAGGATGAAGCGCCGCGCCGCCAGTTTCGCGAGGTCCGCGATAAGCGAGGTCACAAGATCGCGGAAGTTAAGCTTGCCGGTCTTCACGAACTCCCCGACTGCGTCCTCGGCCGATTGGAATGCGCTGACGAGGCTCTGGCCGATATCGCCGCCGATCTCTCGGGCCCGGCTGGCATAATCCGAGAGCGCCGCCGTCACCGCCCGCCATCCGGTCAGCCCATGCTCCGCCCCTTCGCCAGCGGCGGTTCCGGCATCGCGGGCAGCACCTCCGGCGCCGTTTGCCGAGGCGGCGGTGTCGTTGAGCCCGGCCGCGAGTGCATTGGCGGAGGTCGCGGCGTCTGTCAGCGCTGTTTCGGACTCCGTGCCGGAAGCCGACACGGCATCCTTCAGCGCTTGCCAAGCGGCGAGCGGCCGGGTCGCGGCATCGGTCAACATACCCGCGGCCTCGCGATAGGCATCGGCGCGGGCGCGCGCATCATCCGCCATTGCGCCGAGACCGAGATCGGGCGGTGCGATATAGGTCCGAGCAAGCGCCGCCGAGAACGCATCGGCCGCCGCCGTACCCGCCGCCGTCGCGGCCCCCTCGAACGGATTGTCGATCCGGCTCAGGTCCACCGCATCGAGCGTGCCGATCCGCACGCCGCCTTCGCCGGTCGCCCATTCAGGCAGCAGGGCCAGCGCGGCGTTCAGGGTCTCGATGAAGCTGTTGATGCGGGTGACGACGCCGTTCAGCATGGCCTCCACCCCGCCGATCAGACCGTTCGCGGCCTGGTAGGCGAAATCGCCGATAGCCCCCGGCAGGCTGCCCCAGATCGCCACCGCGCCGTCATAGGCCCCTTGGAAGGTCGCGACGGTGTGATCCCCGAAACCCACGACGCCTGCGACGGCGCCGTCGAGCGCCGAGAGCGCGGCGGCCTTCAGCCCTTCCCATCCCGCCGCCATGCGGGCCAGCGCGGCGTCGAGCGCGAGCCCGATGCGCGACCAGACCTCGGAGGCCAGATCGGAGAGCAGCCGGAACGCTTCGCCGGCCCCGCCCACGCGGGCGACGATTTGGGAAAGTTGATAGATCAGCTCCCCGACGCCGACGATCAGAGCGCCGATGCCGGTGCGGATCAGCGCCCCGCGCAACACGACGAGCGCGGTGGCCAACCCACGGACCGACAGCGCGGCGGCGGCCAGCCCGGCGACCCAGCGGCCCGCGAGGAAGGTCGCGAAGGTCACGGCATAGGTGGTCAGGCGGCCGATATTGTCGAAGAGACCGCGAATGGCGATACCAAGCGGGCCGGTGCGGCTGGCGATGGCGGCCATGGCGTTGGCGACCGCTTCCAGCGCGGGGGCTGCGGCGACGGCGAGCTGGTTCGACAGCCCGCGCCAGATCAGCCCGAGGCGCGAGATCGCGTCGTTCGTGCGCTCGATCTGGTCAGCGTCCTGTTCGGAAACGACGACGCCGAAGGCGAGGACGTCCTCGGTCGCCTGGCGCAGCGCCGCGGTGTCGATGCGCGACATGGCGATGGAGCCTTCCTCGCCGAAAAGCTGTCCCGCCACGGCCGCGCGTTCGGCGGCGGGCACGAAGCTCTCGATCGCCGCGTTGATCGCGCCGACGCGCTGGTCCAGCGGCAGCGCGATCAGGTCGTTGGCCGAAAGACCCAGCCGGTCGAGCGCGTCGGCCGCGGGACCGCTCCCGGCGGCCGCCTGGCTGAGACGGCGGGTCAGGTCCTTGGTGGCCTGCTCGATCCCGGACATGGACACGCCCGCCAGCTCGCCCGCGCGCTCCAGCGTCTGGATCGAGGCGACGGTGGTTCCCAGCGACTGCGCAAGCTTCGCCTGCGCATCGACGGTCTGGAGGCCCGATTGGATCATCGCCACGCCAGCAGCGGCGGCAGCTGCCACGGCCGCTGCGGCGGCCACACGCGCCCGCCGCGAAAAGGCCGCGAGCCGGGTGTTCGCCGCTTCCATCTCCCGGCTGAGCCGTCCGAAACCTCGCGCACCGGCTTCGCCGACGCCTTCCAGTTCGGCGCGCACCTGCCGACCACCGACCGCCGCAAGGCGGACGCTGACGCGTTTTTCAGCCATTGGGGCGTTCCATCTGTTCGTTGAGTTTGGCGACCATCACCGCTTCGATGACGGGCAGCAGTTCGGCCATGGCGAGCGGCGGCACGCCGAGGGCGTCACCGAGCGCTAGCGCCGCCGACATGTCCCAGCCGATCACCGCACCGGGCAGGACGCGCAGTTGGCCGCCGAGACGGCCGACCAGGTCCCAGACCTGCCAGCCTTCATGCGTCATTGGTCGGTTCAGCCGCGCCGGGCAGCCTTCGCACGCAGTTTGGCAGGCGTCGCAGTACCGCTCGCCCCCGCCGAAGGACCATTCGGCGAGAGCGCGGAGGAGTTTTTTTCCTGTTCCAGCAACAGGCCCTTCGAGACGTAGGTCAGCTGGAAAGCCTCGAAGATCGGCCAGATGTCGAGCAGCGCGTCGATGGCCTCAGGGTTGGGATCGATCGGCTTGCCGTCCGCATCGCCGATACCCTCCCAGGCGAGCACCGCCCGCCGCGCCAGCGCCTTGGCGAAGGCGACGGCACGTTCCTCGTCGGAAGCCTCCTCGGACACCGCTTCGACGGCGGCATCGCTGCGCGTTGCCACCATCAGCGCGGTCGTCAGTGGGCGCAGCTGCACGCGCACACCGGGGGCGAGGTCATGCCAGCGGGGCGCATTGGTCAGGTCGAGCGTCAGCATTCTCAGTATACCTCGATGTCGTTGATCAGGGTTGCCGTGCACATACGGCCGACCACACTGTCGCGCGCGGCCTGCCAGTCGAAGGTCGCCTGCACGCCCTGCGGCCCAGAAATCTCGATACGCGGGCGCGGCAGGTAGACGGCGTGCACGGTGAAGGTGAAGCTCTCGCCGGACGGCAGGACGTAGGCGAACTCGAGCTCGCACGGATCGCCGTTGATCGCCTGCGTCACCAGTGTGCTGTCGGCGAACCGGACCTCGATGGAGCCGGTGAGCGCCGCGATGGACGGATCCGCGCCGTCGATCCGACCATCTGAGCGGATGGTCTCGATCCGGTCGAGGTTGTTGGCATAGGTGATGTCAGCCGAGACAACGCTCCCGAGCGCCGAGCCGTTGCGCGTGATCGACCCGTTGAAATGGCCGAACCGCTTCAGTTCCAGCGCGGCAGGCGTCCCGGCGCTGGTGGTCGTAGCCACCGTCTCGCCCTGTGCCACCAACCGGGCGGTTGCGGTCAGCAGGCCAGACCGCTGCATCTGCCAGTTGATCTGGTCGAGCACGCAGCCGGAATACATGGCGTAGCGCGGCACCTCGGGCATGCCGGTCTCGATGGAGAGGCTCGGCAGCGTCCAGGACCCGGACTGGAACTCGTGCGTCCAGGGGCCGGTGCCCGTGGTGGTCGGCGCGCCGAAGGCCGCCTTCAGCCAGAAGCCGAAGGCCTCGGCGTCGAGCGGCACGACGACGTCGCCGTCGGCCGTCACCGCATCCTTGATCGGCGCCAGCGGATCGCGGCCGTAGCCCAACAGCTCCGAGTTCAGCAGCGGCTGCTCCGCCCCGAGCGTGGTGCTGGCAAAGGGCATCTTCGTGAAGCCGCCTGCGGGCGGCGTGCCATAGACGGTCTCGAACGCAAGCGCCATCTGCGCCCGCGCCCCCTGGGCTCGTGCCATGGTGTTCTCCTCGGGTTGTCGGGATCAGCCGAGCGGATCGGCCGTGGAATAGTGCAGCACCACAGGGAGTGAGGCGGATCAGATGACAGTCCAGTGGACTGTCGTCCCGCCGAACGCGGCCTTCAGGCTGGCCGCAGGTTCACCCAAGCGGATCGTCAGTTGAATAATGCAAGACGACCGGAATGACCGCCGCCTTCAGGCTGGCCGCGCCCTCGACCGGCAGGTCTACGGGGCGCGGGGCTTCCGCCTCGACCCAGTCGCAGAGCCCGCCAAGCGTGCGGTCGGCGGCGAGCGCCGCGCCGATGCTGGCGGTCAGCCTGTCGAAGTCGGCGTCCCGATCGGCGCCCTGCACGACCGCCTCGATTTCGGCGCGGTGCTGGTAGTGGTAGCGCAGAGGCGAGAGCGTCACCTCCGGCTCGCCCGGTTCGCCGTCCCGCAGGATCAGGAGCCCGGCGGCGGGCACGCGCTCGGACAGAACCTCGCCGCGCAGGGTTGTGGCAGGCACCGTCAAAAGACGTGCGTGCAGCGCCGCCAGCGTGGCCTCGCGTGTACTGGGCATGATGTCACCGAAGAAAATCCGAATGGCACAGCACCGGGCGTCGTCGCCCGGTCTTGATCGTAGGCCAACGACGGCGGACGTCCGCCGTCGATCAGACCGTGCCCGTTCCTTTGAAATTCTCGCACGAGTCAACGCCCCGAGCGGTCCCGGCCAGGAGGTCGTCGGCCAGCCTCATCAGTTCGTCCAAGCGCGGATCGCTCAACCGATACCGGACGAACCGACCGTCCGGTTCTCCGACAACCAGCCCGCATTCGCTCAGGCACCGCAGGTGGTTTGAGGCGTTCGACTGCGACAGGCCGGTGGCGCCAACGATCTCCCCAACCGAAAGCGGGCCGTCACGCAGAGCGGCCAGAATCGACATGCGCGAGAAGTCAGCCAAGCCGCGGAAAAGCTTCGCCCGCAACTCGACGACTTGAGCATCAGCCTGCTGAAGGATTCCGGTCTCGCTCGACATATCAGTCTGCAATGATATATAGCCTCGTCTGTCCACGGAAGATCGTAATGAGCGAAACGGCCACAATGAGCAACGCTGAGCACGCGCGCTACAGAGTCACCGGCATGGACTGCCCGTCATGCGCCGCAAAGATCGAGAAGGCGGTGCGGTCGGCCGGGGTCGAGGACGTGAAAGTCTCGACTGCCACGCAGATCATGACGGTGCATGTATCCGACCTGAGTTTGCAGCTGCCCGAAGTGGAGCGTGCGGTGTCGGGCATCGGCTACCGACTGGATCGGCTGGGCGGACCCGAAGCTGATCACGAGGGAGACATCGACGATCTTCCGAAGGACTTGAGCCATATCACCCCGGCCTACCGGCGTGCGCTGTGGATCGTGATCGTGCTGAACGTGGGCTACGGCCTCATCGAGATGGTTGGCGGCTTCATTTCCGGATCGCAGGCCCTGAAAGCCGATGCGCTCGATTTCCTCGGCGATGGCCTGATCACCTTCCTTGGGGTTCTGGCGATCGGCTGGAGCCTGGTCTGGCGAGCCCGTTCCGCTCTGATCCAAGGCTTGTTTCTCGGGGCGCTCGGTCTCGGGGTCCTCGCCAACACGGCCTACCGCGTACTGGTTCAGCAGCAGCCTGAAGCTGAACTGATGGGCCTGTTCGCCGTGATCGCGCTCGTGGTCAACGTGGTTGCCGTTCTGCCGTTGCTGCCCCACCGGGCCGGAGATGCCAACGTTCGGGCCGTCTGGCTGTTCTCGCGCAACGACGCCATCGGCAATGCAGCGGTCGTCGTGGCAGCGGGTCTGGTCGCCTGGACTAACACGGCATGGCCCGACCTCGTTGTAGCGGCAGTGATCGCCGGGCTGTTTCTGCAATCCTCGTGGTCGATCATCCGCGACGCGCGGGCCGATTTGCGGGTGGCCACGTGAGGCCACGCCGGTCACCGGGCTTCGGGCGCCGGATCGTGCAGGCGGCATCAGGACCAGAATACGATCTCTCGGCCGCCGAGATAGACGGGGCCTGTCAGGGCTCCAGATCCTTTTTCCGGCGCGTCCGACTATAGTTTCGCCTCCACCCAATTCGCCACGATCAGCCCCGGCACGCTGTCCAACGCCAGGTCTGCATCTCGTGCGAGGTCCAGCCGCTTCGGCAGCTTGACCTGAGGCACGAGCAGGAAGATCGGCGCGGTGACCTTGCCGCGCCCGGTCTTGGAGCGCGACACCACCGCCTGACCCTTCGTGTTCAGCCGGCTCTCCGCCACCAGCAAGCTCGGGCCAGTGCGGCGATAGACGAACCGTAGCCGCAATCCGCGTCGCCGTTCCCATTCGCCGGGCGTGATCCGGCCGCCGCGCAGGGACTTGCCTGCGGCGGGCAGCGGGATCGCCAGCCAGAACCCGTCTTTCGAGCGGATCAGCGGGCCGGTGTCGTGCGCGCCCACGATGACCGGGGCCTTCGACCAGACGAGCGAGGCGGCGTCGAGGCTGTCGCCCGACCTCGGGAAGTTCTGGCTGCGGATGGAGTTGGCGAGCCGTGTGCCGAGCCCCGCACCGGTGATCTGCAACCGCCAGGCCGACTTCAGCCCGGTACCGGCCTCTCGCATGGCCGCCGTCACGGCGCGTTCACCGGCCGCCACCTCGGCCGCCATCATCGCGACGATGTCGGGATCGATGTCGAGCTTCAGTTTCATCGCGGTCACGCGGGCCTGAGATCCACGGTCCAGACCAGCCGCTCGCGGTCACGAACGGGCTCGCCCTGGATGAGGAAGGCATCGCTGTCGATCTCGATGCGGTCGCCGGGACGCGGGTTCGCCACCTCGGCCACGCGCAGGTCGAGCCGGGTGGTCTCGGACCAGAGCCGCGCGTCGCCGAAGTCGGTCACGGCATCGGCGCGCCGGGCGACGACGCGCACGAGAACGGGCGCGCCGCCGTCGGCGATGTAGACCGCGTCCCGGCCGATGTTCGGATCGGCGAAGAGCGCTCCGACGGCGGCGTCGAAGGCGCTCATCAGAAGGTCGCGTTCAGGCGCACCCGGCCGATGGTGTCGCCCGCGCCGCTCGCCACCGCCTCGACAGCCACGCCGATGAGGGTGTTGTCGGTCGCGACGGTCGTGGTGCGCTTGTTGGTGTCGTCCCAATAGACCTTGGCGCCAACCGTCCACGCCTGGGAGCCGACCTTGGTGATGTCGAACACGCCGACGAGCGCGGTCTCGACGGGCTCGCCAATGGCGGCGGCACCCGCGGCGATGCCGAAGATGGAGCCGACGAGCAGGCCATCGCCGGAGGCGACGGCATAGGGCGCGGTCAGGGTGATGGTGTTGCCGGGCTGGACGTAGGTTTTCATGATGGGGATCCTCGTGGAAAGACGAAGGGCGGCCCGTCAGGACCGCCCGTGTGTCAGGGTTCAGGAAGCGCGCCTTACGCGCCCGGGTTCTTGTAGAGGCCGCGCCAGTCGATGGCCTTGGCTCCGAAGTCGAGGCGGCACTTGATCTCGACCCCGTCGACGTCGAAGCCGTTGCGCGTCTCGATATAGGCGCCCTGCTGGCCCTCGAGATAGGCGTACTCGATGGTGTCGATCTGGTTCGGGCTGGCCGCCAGATACCAGGCGGTCTCGCTGGCGGCGTCGAGCCGGGGCTCGCTGATCGGCGCCAGCGTCCTGATCGACTGCGGCACCACGCTGGACGTCGCGGCGGGCACGAGGTTCTGGGCCACCAGCTGTTCGGCTTTCAGTTCCAGTGAGGCCGGCACGATCAGGAAGGCAGGCCGGACGTTCAGCACCGTCTTCTTGTCGAGGCCGGTCTGCTTGGCCATCGCCGCGCGCGCCGCTCCGACGCTGCTGACATCGAGCGCCGCGCCGGTGCCTGCCAGGTTCTTGTGGGTGGTGTGGAAGAGCGCATTGCCGTCGGCCATCGCCGGGTTGGCGGTGATGATGCCCCAGACCACGTCCGACTCCAGCTGGGCGATGGAGTTGCCGTACATCGCCGGGATGCGGGTGAAGGCGTCGAGATCGTCGTTGATCAGCGTCTGACGGGTGATGGCGACCACCCGGCCATAGGTCTTGACCTTGTAGCTCTCCTTGCTCTCGCCCAGCGTGCCGCGCTTGAACTCGCCGCTTTCGCCGACCTCGAGCAGCTGCGGGGCTTCGCCGAGCTGGACGCGATGCATCGCCTTGAAGTCGGTCGCCAGCACCTGGCGACAGAACAGCATGAAGGTGCGGGGATAGGCCTCGTAGGCCTGCCGCAGCGTCTTGTTGGTGACGGCCGACAGGATCTCGGGGAAGTCCGAGGTCGAGTGCAGCGCGCGCGTCGCCACCTCGTCACGCGACAGGCCGCGCGTGTTGACCCCGGCATTGCCGAGGCTTTCGCGGGCGAGCTCCAGCAGCGTCATGCCGCGATACTGGCGCGCGGCGTCCTCGAGCTGGAACAGCGTTGGGCTGTAGCGGTGCAGCAGTGCGTTCGCCACCGCGTCACGGCGGGTGATGCACTCGTCTCGGCCGCCGAGCGGGACGGAGACATGGGGGAAGTTCCGGGTCTCGTCGGATTTCGCGGCGACCTGGTCGAGGATCAGGCGGCGGGACTCGTCGACGCTGACACCGCGCTTGACCAGATCCTCGGCGAAGCCGCGCTCGAGGTTCAGCCGTCCGGCCAGATCGTAGATGGTGGAGACGCGGTCGCGCTCGGCCTCGCGGGCGCGAGTCGCAACCGCCTCGGTGTCGGGCGCGGGCGTGGCCTGCGTCTTCGGCTGGCTGCGGGTCTCGCTGGCGGCGACCTTAGGCTCGGTCACAGCCGCATTCGGCTCGGTCATGGTGGTGTCCTCGGTTGCGACCGGCGCGGTCGGCTGGGTGGCGGGGGTTGCGGCGTCGCTCGCCGGGGTCTGGTTCTTGTCCGTCATCGGGATCGGTCCTTTCGTGGTGGAAGGGGCGTCCCGGCGGTGAAGGACGCAGTCGTGAAGGGGATGCTGGGCGCGGAAGCCCGCTGCGGGGTCGGCGCCGACCGCGACGGCGGAGATCTCGAAGGGCGTCCAGTCCACCGCGCGCCAGAGTTCGCGCGCGGCCTCGGGCTTCGAGACCTCGAAACGGTGGACCTGGTAGCCGATGGAGACCGCTCGGATGTGGCCCGCCTGGATGTCGCGCCAGATCGGCTCGACATCGGCGCGCTCGGAGATCCGCACCAGCGCGATGCCGCGGCCGTTCTCGATCCGGGCCGAGCCCGGCACGACCGAGCCGATCACCGCGTCGAGCGTGTCGAGTTCGTGTACCTTCAGGAACGGCGCGCCCGCGTTCAGCCGGTCGAGCCGGACATGGGCCGGATCGAGGCTCAGCTCCTCATCGTAGGGCTCCCCGAAGAATGTCGCGCGCCGGACGCAGGCCCCGGCCGACCAGACGACCTCGACGGTGCGGCTGTCGGCATCGGCGGTGTTTGGCGCAAGCTCCGCCGACCGGCGCATGGCCGGCAGTTCGATCATCGTGTCCATGGAGGTCAGTCCTGTTGGTCGGCCTGCGCCGGGTCGGTGTCATCCGCTTCGGCGGAGGGGTCGTCGGTGGCCGGATCGCTGGTCTGAGCGCTGCCGGTCTTGGTGACGCGGCGCGGGTCGCTGTCGAGCACAAGGCCGAGGGCGTCGAGCTTGGCGTTGGTCGCCGCGATCTCGGCCAGCACGGCGTCCGGGTTCCGCCCCTGTCGGGCGATCACCTCGGCCAGCGTCATGGTGCCCGAGCGGATCGACAGCAGGTTCGCCATCGCGTCCTTTTGCGGATCGACGGCCTCGAACTTGGGCGGCGACCATTCCACCGGCACGGTGGGCGACGGGATCTGCCCCGCAGCCCATGCGGCCTCGGTGAACCAGCGCCAGACCGGCGCGCAGAACATCGGGATGAACAGCTGCCACTGCACCGCGTCGATCTGGCGGCGGAACTCCACGAGCCCCGCCCGGATCGAGGAATAGTTGACCTGGCTGAGATCGCCGGTCAGCAGCTCGTAGGGCACCCGGAACCCGGCCGAGATCGTGTGCAGGCTGGCCCGCTTGTATTCGCCGTAGCCGCCCGTCGCTGAGGGCTGGTTGAACCGGATGTCCTTGCCGCCGCGCGCATAGGCGATCAGCCCCGGCTCGAACTGCTCGACCCGGTTGCCATCGGCATCGACCACGGAGGGCGCGATGCCCTGTTGCGCCTCATCATCGCCGAACACGATGGCGGTGACGCAGGCCTCGGTCTTCTTGCGGACCAGCTCGGCCACCTCGTAATCGTCGAGATCGCGCAAGCTGCGGATCACCGGCGCGCCCCACGGGACGCCGCGCGCCTGCGTGCGCTGCTTCTCGTAGACATGGGCGATCTCGGTCGCGGGCACCGGGCGGCTCTGCAACCCGTTCTGCAAGGCCCCGTAGGCGTCGCCAGGATGCTCGGCGTGCAGCCAGTAGGCCCGGCGCTTGCCAACTGGGTCGAACTCGATCCCTTGCACCAGACGTCCTGAGCCAAGCGCGCCTGATTTCGTGGCGTCGAGGAAGTCGGCCTCCAGCACCTGCAATTGCAGCGGCACCGGCAGACCGTCGCTGGCGCGCCGCAGCCTTCGACGGACCAGAACCTCGCCCGCCTCGACCATCTCGCGGCAGATCAGTGTCTGCAGGCCGTAGAAATCCAGTTGGCCATCGGCGTCGCACTCCGCCGTCCAGCGCTCGAAGAGCGCGTCGACCTTCCGGTCCAGAGTGTCGTCACCGCTCGCGGCGCGCGGCATGATCCCCGCGCCGATGATATTGTTGACGAGCACCGCCACGGCCTTGGCCGCATGCGGGTTGTTGCGCACCAGATCCCGCATCCGGTCGCGCAGCAGCGCCCCGGCAACGCCGATCTCGGTGTCGGCCGAGGATCCCGGCGCGCGCCAGCCCTCCGTGCGCCGCCCGCGCGCCGCGCCGTCATACCCCCGCGTCAGGGTCTCGAAGGCCTGACGCGCCATCACGCGACGCGCGGCCATGCGCGGCGCCACCGTGGCGATGGCGTGATCGAACCAGTTCGCAGACATCAGCGGTCCCCGCGCGAGAAGCCAGCCAGCCCGGCCACGGGCAGCGGTCGTGTCGTTCCCGCGATGGCGCGCTCGATGGTGCGGATGCGGGCGAGCAGATCCTCGGCCGAGCCGTAGTCCACTGACTTGCCGTCATAGCTGACCCGCGTCGTGCCGCTGGCATAGGCCCGGCGCAGCGCCGAGAGCTCGGTTTCCGTCCAGTCGGTCATCTTCAGAACCATCCTCCGCGCCGCCCGAGCCAGTCGGAGCGGCGCTTGCCCTGCGGGGCCTGTCCCGGCCGGTTGATCTGCCCGGCGGGATCGCTGTCGGTGGGGGCGGCCCCGAGCTGGTCCTCGAGGTCGCGCCATTTCTCGTCGGGCCAGCGGTCCGCGCCCGCGATCCAGGCGGCGGCGCGGGCATAGACCCGGCAGTCCAGCGCCTCGTTGCGTTCCCGCAGCTTCTGCCATTCCAGCCGGGCGAAGCCGCGCTTGGTGCGCACCGTCACCAGTTGTTCCGCGACGAACTGCTTCAGCCATTCGTTCTCGACCCAGTGCGGCAGATGCACTGAACCGGGCGGGAACGCCGCCCCGTCGGCCATGTCCTCATCGGTCGGGCGCGCCAGCCGCAGGAAGCGATAGGTCTCGGCCTTGAAGGTCGAGACCGCCACGGTCCAGAGCCGCGCCCCGCGCCGCAGCCGCTTTCCGCCCTCGGTGGCGTCGACAAAGGTCGGGCCAGAGACCGGGCTCGAGCGGTTGAACCCCTCGACGCCCTTGACCGGCGACACCTGCCCAAACCCCTGCGCTCGCGACCAGGAATAGACCGCCGGAGCCTCGTAGCCGGTGTCGATGGCGAGCCGCGCGATGCGCAGATGCGCCCCCCGCTCATGCGACCAGCTTCGATCCAGCAGCGCGGTCAGTTCCGACCACGCGTCGTGCCGATCAGGCCCGCCCTCGATCACGACGTGATCGACGAGCCAGCTTTCGAGCCCGCGCCCCCAGGCCCAGACATCGACCTCGATCCGGTCCTTCTGCACGTCGGCCCCGGCGGTCAGGAACAGCCCGCCCGCAGGCACGGTGCCGGATGTCCAGCGCTCGCGCCGGTCGTAGAGCCGCTGCCAGTCGGGCGCTTCCCCGGTCTCGACCCATGTCTCGCCGAGGATCGTGTTGCGGAACGCCTTGATCGCCTCGTCCGACCCTTGGGCCGCGTCCCATGCCCGCACGATCCGCTCCCAGCTCAGCCAGCCGATCGGCGAATAGAGCGCCGAGAGGTGATACCCGACCGTGGTCGGATCGGTGGCCGTGGCGGTCGCCCGCCATTCGCCGCCCTCCAGCATCGCCGTCTTGTGGTGTTCCGCGATTGCCGCGTCGCAGCCCTCGCAATGGTATTCCGCCGTCTCCGGACGGCCCTTCTGCCAGCGCAGCCGGTCAAACTTCAGCCACTGCATCGCCTCACAGTGCGGGCACGGCACGAAGAACCGGCGCTGATCGCTCGCCTCGTATTCCCGCTCGATGCGCGACAGCCCCCGGATCGTCGGCGTCGAGACCAGGAACACCTTGCGCCGATGCGCGAAGGTCAGCGACCGCGCCTCGGCCAGCGTGACCGGATCGCCTTCCTCGTCGGCCGAAGCCGGATAGGCATCGACCTCGTCCAGAAAGATGTAGCGCGCCGGGGTCGAGCGCAGCCCGACCGCTGAGTTCGCCCCCGTCATGATCAGGATGCCGCCCGCGAACTCCTTGGACAGCATCGTGTTGCCCGCGTCGCGGGATCGTGCGGGTTTGACCCGCTCCCGCAGTTCCGGGCTCTCGTCGATCAGCGGGTCGATCCGCTGCCGCGAGTTGCGCTTGGCAAGTTCCACCGTGGGCTGGACGGCGAGCATCGGGCCCGGCGCCTGGTGGATCGCGAACCCGATCCAGTTGTTGCCCGCCTCGGTCGCGCCGACCTGCGCGGCCTTCATGAACACGATCCGCTGCGTGGGATCGCCGGGCGAAAGTCCGTCCATGATCTCGCGCATGTAGGGCGTGCGCACCGTACGATATCGCCCGGGTTCGGCCGAGGCGCGGCCCGAGAGCATCCGGTGCCGGTCCGCCCATTCCGAGACGGTCAGGTCCGGGTCGGGCCGCAGCCCGTTGCCCCAGGCGCGCAGGATTTCCGCCGCGCCGTCGAAGTCCGTCAGGCCATCATCACCGGAAGTCGGGCCGGACCTCGGCGAGTTCGTCGAGGTGGGCGCGTACATGTTTTTCCAGAACCTTCTGCATCGCGGCTGGCTCCACGGTGATCTGCTGGCCCGTCGTGTCGCTGAACGAGGCCGAGAGCTCGGCCGCCATCAGCGCCGCCGCGCGCGCGGGCCAGTTCACCCATGCGTCCCGTTCCTCGCGCGCCAGGCGGAACACCAGCGCCAGCGCGCGGGCCCGCTCGATCAACTCCCCCTTCAGCTTCTGGAGCCGGATGCGCCGCTCCTGCGCCTTCAGCACCTCGTTCGCGGTCTTGGCCTGCAGGAACGTGGTGCCGCCGCCGACCGCCGGGACCGCCAGCCCCTGTTCGCGCAGCGTGTCGCCGACAGCGGCGACCGCCGCCTCGGGGACGGGCTTCAGCTTCGGCGCGGGCGGCTTTCTCGTCTTCGACGGGTCCGTCGTCTCGGCACGTCTGGCGTCGCTGGCCGCCGCGTTGATGCTGCCGTCCAGATAGAGGACTAGCCGCTCGGCCGTCTTAGCTTTCTGGATCGCGCCCCGCGACAGCCCGACATGGGCGGCGTACTGGCGCTCGCTCATGCCCTGCATCGACGGCTCCATTTATCATTCAGAATCATGTACTTATCGAGTTGATAAGCGCGCCGGACAGAGATGCCGTAATGGGCGAGTCGCTCCCGGATCCGGCGTTGCGATGTGTGGTCCGCGATGAGGTGGCTATCGTCCTGTCACGGCCGACCGTCCCGGTCGGCGCAACGATCCGAACGGGAGGACGAAACCATGGATCATTTTGTCGGTATCGACGTGTCGCTCGAAAGCTGCGCCGTCTGCGTTGTAAACCAGTCCGGCGCCGTGGTGCGCGAGGCGAAGGTCGTCTGCGAACCCGAGCCCCTGATCGCGTTCTTGCGCGCGCTGGACCGGGCAGTCGTCTGCATCGGGCTTGAGGCGGGGCCTCTTTCCCAGTGGCTGCACCGGCATCTACGCGAAGCCGGCTTCGAGGCGGTCCTGATGGAAACTCGCCAGGTGAAGGGCGCGCTGAAGGCCATGCCGATCAAGACCGACCGGCGCGACGCGCTAGGCATCGCACAGCTGATCCGCATGGGCTGGTTCCGCCCGGTGCATTGCAAATCGGTCTCGGCGCAGGAGCTGCGCGCGCTGCTCGGGGCGCGCAGGACGTTGCAGAAGTCGATGATCAGCATCGAGCTGTCGATGCGCGGCATGCTGCGCGGGTTCGGTCTGAAGCTCGGCCAGGTCAGGCGGCAGCGGTTGGCCGAACGCGCCCGAGAGCTGGCGGAGGGCAACGAGATGCTCACGGCCATGGTCACCTCGATGCTGCGCGGGCATGCCGCGCTCCGCAGCGAGCTGGCCCGGCTCGAGAACCGGCTCCGCCGCATCGCACGGGCCGACCGTGTGGTCCGGCTGATGATGACCGTTCCCGGGGTCGGCGCCGTGGTAGCGCTGCAGGTGAAAGCCGGGATCGACGATCCGGCCCGGTTCCGGTCCTCGAAGAATGTCGGGCCGCACTTTGGCCTGACGCCCCGGCGAGAGCAATCCGGCGAACGCGACGTGGTGGGCGCGATCAGCGCCGCGGGCGACAGAAACGTCCGCACTGCCCTGTTCCAGGCGGCGACGGTGATGCTCTACCAGTCGCAGGCGAAAAGCTGGCTCAAGGCTTGGGGCATGCAGGTGGCCAAACGACGCGGCATGAAGCGAGCCGTCGTGGCCGTCGCCCGCCGCCTTGCCGTGGTGCTGCACCGTATGTGGAGCGACGGCACGAAGTTCCAGATGACGCATCCGGCACGGCTCGCTGCAGCCTGACGCCCTGCGGCCGGTCCGGCTCGCCGGTTCGACCGTCCACAAGTTGACCTGCCCCGAATTGGATCGGGACAATCCCGGTCCTCCGATGTCCCTTCGCCGGGACGCGGTCTCGACGATGCCGCACGTTCGCTGGTGCCGCCCGCAAGGTCGAGCACGATACCAGAGATCGGCACGCGAGATCCCACTGACCAGGCATGATGTGGCGGCCCCGCGCCGACCACGGACGGAAGCATGATACCGGCGAAGCGGCCCCGAAAGCGAAGACGGGGAACAGCACGAACCACCAGATGACGCCGCGATGACAGACCGCGGCGGTGCATCGTCGCGTGCCGGATCATGCCTCGATGGAAGTCAAGTCCATGTATTCGCTCGGAAACCAGATTGTTGACTTCACTACGCCCATTACGGAAGCGAACGTCCCTCCAACGAAGCGATGCAACTCACCAAGGAGCCACCCCGATGACCCGCCGCGCACAGGACAACACGAAAGCCCTCGACGCCTTCATCGCCGCCAAGACCGAGATCGACGCGATGCTCGCCCGCCTGCAGGCGCTCAGCGACGACCATTTCGAGACCAGCCCCGACGAGATCAACTGGGGCCATGTCGGCACCCTGAACCACTACCGCGCCAAGCTGCGCGAGATCACCGACATGGCCTTCCATGAAGGCGAACACGCCGAGTGAGATGACCCGCTCCCGGTCCCGCCCGCCGACTGGCGGGCTCGACCTCGTAGAAGGGCCCGCATTCCGCGCGCCCCGATACAGGAGACGACGATGACCCAGCTTTCCGACACTCAAGCAATCATTCTCAGTGCCGCCGCACAGCGCGAGGACCGCATCGCCCTGCCGCTGCCCGAGAGTCTGCGCGGCGGCGCCGCCGCCAAGGTGGTCGGCGCAATGCTCGCCAAGGGCTTCCTCGAAGAGGTCGACGCCGAAATGCGCAAGGGCGAGCCGATCTGGCGCGAGACCGGCGACGGCCACGGCGTCACGCTGGTCGCCACCGACGCAGGCCTCGCCGCCATCGGCATCGAGCCCGAAGACGCGAACAGCGCGCCCACGGGCGCGACGGACGCGCCGAGCGACGCGCCCGCAACGGACACCCCCACCGAGACCGAAACCGCGCCCAAGGCGCGCACGCCGCGCGAGGGGACGAAGCAGGCCACCCTGATCGCCATGCTGCGCGCGCCGGACGGCGCGACCATCGAGGAGATCAGCGCCGCGACAGGCTGGCAGTCACACACCGTGCGGGGCGCGATGGCCGGGGCCCTTAAGAAGAAGCTCGGGCTCGAGGTGACATCCGAGAAAGTCGAGGGGCGCGGACGGGTCTACAGGCTTCCGGCAGCCTGACTCCGTGAGACGATTGCTACGCCGCCGCCCCGACCGGGCGGCGGTTTCTCATTGCCACGAAAGCAGATCTCGGGCGGCGGCCTGCAGGATATCCTGTGCCATGCGCGGCTCGCAGGTGTAGATGCCGCCCGGTTCAGGTTCGCCGACATGTTCCGCAAACCAGTCCCGTCCCTCGTCCGAAATCGGACGCAGGATAACGATGGTCCCGTGATCGTTGATCTCGATATGTTGCCAGCCTTCGGACATGCGCCAAGGCTACCAGCGGGATGGCCGATCTGCCAGCGGCCGCATCAGACCCGCCGCAGCCGCTCGAACAGCCGCCGCAGGACGTAGGACCGTGCGATGCTCACCACGGTGAACACCGCGCCCATCTTGAGGTTCTGCGCCAGCGTCGTGTGCAGCCCGAAGACCGGGAAGATCAGGATCTGCGTGATGACAGCGATGCCGTAACCGACGATCACATTGGCGACCGCTTCGACCAGCGACATGAGGCGCGACTGTTTCATGTCGGTGCCTCATCCTTCGGCCAACAGTTCAGCTGCCAGAGTTCTGAGCGCATGCGCCGCAACCAGGGGGACCACACCGTTGCCACAGAGGCGAAGCCGGTCCACCCGATGGGCCAGCCCATCAGCGCCTCGACGAACAGCGGGTTCAAGGTCTGGCGCGGCTCGGAGGTATCGCGCCCAGCCATCGGCGTCACCAGGACCTGGCGGCCAAGCAGGCCGTTCACCGGCGTGTTGGCAAGGCTCGTCGCCCCGTCCTTGTGATCGCGCGCCGTCGGCGTCATCCACAGCCCCGCCGAATGCGTCAGGTCGGCCGAGCGACGGTTGCCGGCGCTCGGCTTGCAGCCGTCGTTCGCCATGGGCGTCGGCCAGAGCGCCGCCGTCGTCGCCAGGTTCATCCCATGCTGCCCCGCTTCCTGCGACGGCGTGGGTTTCGTCTGCCGGTTCTCGTTGGCGCTGGCTCTCGGCGTCGGCCATAGCCGCAGCAGTTCCGTCCGGTTCCCGCCACTCGACCGGGTGCCAGAGCAGGCGCGCGGGGTCGGCCAGCTCGTCCCCCACTCGGACGGCGAGGATGAACAGCCGCTCGCGCTTGTGGGGCGCGCCGACTTCCGCCGCAGTGAAGAGGCCTGCCGCAAGCTTGTAGCCCATGCCGACCAGTCCGCTGGCGACTTCGGGGAAGCCGAGGCGGAGATGATGGGCGACGTTCTCGAGGAAGACGAAGGGCGGCTCGACCTCGCCGATGATGCGGGCGACATGGGGCCAGAGGTGGCGCGGGTCGTCGGCACCCCGGCGCTTGCCCGCGACGGAGAACGGCTGGCACGGATAGCCCGCAGTGACGATGTCCACCGCGCCGCGCCACGGGCGGCCATCGAAGGTTCCAACGTCGTCCCAGACAACAGCCTGATCCAGGGACGCGTCTTCCATCCGCGCCACGAGAGTGGCTGCGGCAAAGGTTTCCCGTTCGACATGGCCCACAGCACGATATCCGGGGATGGCGATGGCGAGCCCGAGGTCGAGACCGCCCGCGCCGGAGCAGAGCGAGAGGCCGAAGAGGCATGCGTCTCCGGCTCCGGAAGCGACTCCGGAGGAAGGTAAAGCCAGGTCATGCATGTCACGCGGCGGTCTGGCGCTTTCGCGCGGGTTCGGGGGCGGCGTCCGGGTTCGGCGTATCCGTGTCGTCGCGCAGCCGCTCGGTTCTCACCTGCCCAAAGGTCCGACCGTCACCGTCGAGGATCGCGTCGCGGCCGGTCTCGGCCTGCCAGCGCTCGACGGCGACATCGACATAGGCCGGGCTGATTTCCATTGCGAAGACGCGACGGCCATTGGCCTCGCCCGCCATGATCTGCGAGCCTGAGCCTGAGAACGGCTCGTAGCAGAGGCCGCCTCGGGCAACGTGCTGGCGCATCGGGATCCCGAAGGCGTCGAGCGGCTTCGGCGTCGGATGGTCGGGCCGGTCGTCTTTTGCGAAGCTGGGCAGCGCCCATGTCGATGGCAGCGTTTCCTCGGCCACCTTCGGCGGGCGGTTCGGGCGGCGCCAGCCCATGAAGCAAGGCTCGTGCTTCCAGAGGTAATGCGACCGTGTCAGAACCCCGCGGTCCTTCACCCAGATGATCTGTTGATGGACGAAGGCACCCGCCTTTTCCCAGCAAGCCTCCAGCATCGCCTGGCGGCGCGAGGCGTGCCAGCAGTACCAGGCGGCGTCCTCGGCGATGGCCTCGGCCACGGCCGCCGCGATGAAACCGTCGTAGAGTTCCGCGCCCTGCGAACTGTCGTCCCACGTGGTGCCGTAGGACGCAGACCAGTCCTTGTTCCGGGTCGGATGGTTCGAGCCATCGTAATCCACCAGGTATGGCGGGTCGGTGGCGAACAGGATCGCCCGCTCGCCATTCATCAGGCGGCGCACGTCGGACGCGCTGGTGCTGTCGCCGCAGAGCAGCCGGTGGTCGCCAAGGATCCAGAGATCCCCGGTTCGTGATGCTGGATTGCGCGGTGGCTCGGGGATGGTCACCGGCGGCACGGAGCCCCCGGCGCCACCTTCTTCCCCGTCCCCCTCCGGCGCGAAGGTCAGAAGCTTGTCCAACTCGCCGTCGGAGAAGCCGACAAGCGACAGGTCGAAATCCTCGGCCAGCAGGTCGTTCAGTTCCGCAGACAGAAGCGCCTCGTCCCAGGTGCCAAGCTCCGTCAGCTTGTTGTCCGCGATACGGTACGCCCGGCGCTGCGCCTCGGTCAGATGGCCCAGAACTATCACCGGCGCCTCAAGCAGCCCCAGCTGCGTCGCGGCCAGCACCCGGCCATGACCCGCGATCAGTTCGCCATCCTCTGCCACGAGGCAGGGCACCGTCCAGCCGAACTCCGCCATGCTAGCGGCGATCTTCGCGACCTGGTCCGCGCCATGCGCCTTCGCATTGCGGGCGTAGGGCTGGAGTTTCGCCAGCGGCCACATCGCGATCCGATCCGGGGCAAAGCTCAGCGTCATCGGCGGGTCATTCCTCGGATCAAGGTGGATACCCCCGGCTTTCGGACTCCGGGGTCCAGACTGGACTCCAAGCGGGGTCCAGCGGCCACCAGGGGTGTCCAGAATCAAGGGTTTGAATTTGCAGTGTTTCAGGCGGGTCTAGTCGGCGCTGGCTTCCGGGTGGCTTCCCAAAAATCCGGCCCTGTCGCTAGCGATGTGCCGCGCTGCGCCCTCCCGTATACGGAATAGCGCAGAAGGAACCAGAAACTTCAACGGGTTGGCGGGTGGACCCCGTCTGGACCCCGGTGCGGAGTCCGGGGTCCAGCATGGAATCCGGTCACCGCTCCCGCGCGTCAGGATCGCGATTTCTCGGCCCGTACAGCTTCTCGCCCAGCTGTCTTATCAATTCCCGCTCGGGCCAGCTCAGACGCTCGTCGTCGATGGAGACGGCGAGCACGCCCTGATCCCGCCAGCCGTCGCGTTTGACGCGGTCTGCGTCTCGCCGCTCACCTCCATAGCCCGGGGGATGCCACCGCATGGTTTTCATGTCCGCCCTCCTTCCGGCTTGTCCTTTTCTGACTTAAGCGATCGGGGGCGAGCGTCTGCCGGCTGCCTCACCCCATCGGAAGGTGAGCCGGAGCTTTCGTCCTTTTCGGCAAATGCATCGGCGAGATCGGCGGCACGGCGAAGGCCGAGGCGCCGGCCATGCTCGCGGCGTGCCTCGCTAACCGGCCCGGCCCACGGATTCTTTCCCATCCGGAACGGCCAGCTCGGGCAGTCCACGGCGGTGCAGAGCCGCACCTCCCGCGCCGAGCCGTTGCAGCAATCGAGGCATTTCAGCCGCAGGGCGCGCAGGGGCGAGATACGGGCGTGACCGAGCCGCTCCAGGTCGTCGGTGGAAAGCCCGCGAGGATCGCGGCCGACGTCGTAGCCGTCCTGGCGCTCGAGGCCGATATGGCGATGCTGGCTCATGTCCGCCCCTCCCGCCGTTCGCGTTCCATCACCGCGCGGGCCTGCTGGGCGCGGCGACGGTCGCGGTCATTGGCGAGGTCGATCCGGCTCTCGCCCGTTTCGCGACCGATATGGGTGCCCTTGCCGTGGCGCGCCCAGGCGATGAAGGCGTTGCCGATCCTGCCGTGGAGCGCGATCAGGGAGCTCTGGTTGGCGACCCCGATGAGCGGCGCGAGATGGCGCGAGAGGAAGGGCAGCCAGTCGGCCGGGTTCGGGACGACGACCTGCTCGACGAAGGCCAGTGGGGTCTCGATCAGCACGAAGAAGCCGTGGATCTCGCTCGGCCAGAACCGGATCTCGAGCGCACCGCCCAGCAAGCCCTCCTCGGTCAGCAGCGTGTATTCGCAGTCGAGAACACGCTCGAGCGCGCGATGCCAGTCCACGCGTTCGGTCTCGCTGATGCGCACGGCCGCATGATACCAGTCGGGCAACTCCGTGTCGTGGAAGCGGCCGGCGTCGTAGAGGCGCATCCTGTCAAAACTCATGCCTCGGTCTCCTCTTCTGGTTGGGGGTGGTGGGTGCGGCGCAGGGCGGCGGGCTTCGCGGCGTCTAGCCGCGCAGACAGCGCGTCGAGGGCCAAGCGGCGCGCGTCGAGCACGGCCTGCATGCTGTCGGTCAGGCGGGATGCGAGGGCGTCGAGGCGCGCGGAAGCGGAGGCACCAGGCGCGTCGATGTCGGCGCCCTCGACGCGCCGCATCTCGAAGCTGGCGAGCGGCCCGAGGCGGTTGGTGAGCCAGGTTTCCGGATCGGGAATGCGGGAGAGATCGACGCGGGCGGTGCGGGCGCGATGGCCGGGACCCTCCGGGCGATAGGTCACCTCCGCCGAGGATGGGGACATTCTGCTATTATAGAGGTCTCTATAATAGCCATTTGTCCCCTTCCTCTGGCCGTCCTTCTTCGCGGCCTCGCGGGTCGGCCAGAACTCCGGGAAGCAGGCGGCCATATCGGCGGCGTTCTCGAGGACGATGCCGGTAAGGGACATCAGGTCGCGTCGGGTCGGGCGCAGGTCGGACCAGGGAACGAGCGCATCGACGGTGACCGGCAGGACCACGTCCGTGAGCAGGTCGATCTCGAGCGGCGTGGCGGCGGTGCGGTTGACGCCGCGCCCGCGCCCCGTCGCCTGGATGAGCTCGCCCTCGCAGATGCTCCAGCGCACGGACTCGGCAATGGGATCGGCATGTTCCTCCATCGTGAGCGGCGCGGTCCGGTCGCCCGCGAGCCGGATGCGGCGTTCGACCATGGGATACCACCAGCCCGCGTCCTCCGGGTTCGATGCGGGCATCCGGCCGGTCAGCGCCATGGCGATCAGTTCGACCGTGTGAGGCGCAGGCAAAGTGCGGCCGAGGATCACCATGCCGCCGATCCCGCCCCAGCGGTCGAGCCCGCTCAGCGCGTTGAAATGCACCGCCTCAACCCGCGGCGGCAGCCCCGCGGACCTGAGCGCATCAATGGCGGCCTTCTGGCCCACCACCAGCAGATCGATTGCCTGGCCGGGGCGATGGCACTGCCGGGCCCGGAGGTCGATCCAGGCGCGAAGATCGCGCAGACGGGTGGCGGCGGCCTTGCGGTCCCGTTCGGGCGCATCGGCGGAGGGCGACAGCGCGCGGGCCGAGGTCGGGCTGCCGGTCACCTGGCGGACGCGGACATGGGGCTGGCGGGCAGCGACGGGCGCGCCTAGACGCAACCGCGGCAGGTAGGTCTGCACGAGTTCCGGGCGCAGCGTCGCGTCGAGATGCAGGATCGGCGCCTGGGCCGCCCAGCCGGTCCGCATGCGGCTGCGCCAGCGCAGACGGAGCGCGCGGACCGAACCGGCCTCGGTTATCTCGTGAACGAGCTCGGCGCCGGCGGCATCGTGGCCGTTCTCCAGCGCCTCGGCGAGGATCAGCCAGAGCGTGGCGCAGCGACCGGGCGGCGCCCATGGCTCGCCCGCTTGCGGCAGGACCGCCTCGATCCGCTTGCGCCGCTCGACCGGCGACATGCCAGGGCGGAGGCCCGCATCGCGCATGCGGCGGCGTTCCAGCGTCGCAGCATGGCGGCAGTCGTCCGGCGTGAGACCGACCGCTTCCAGAAGGCCGAGGCGCAGCGAACCCGGCTCCGTGACCCGCAGCGCCTTGCAGAGCCGCTCCCGCGCAGCGACCAGGTCGGCCGTGGCGCCGACATCCATCCTGCCCTTGCCGGTATAGCAGGTGAGCGAGGTCCGGCCGGGCTCCAGCCCGTCCTGCGTGAGCGTCGCCTTGCCGTCGAGACCGCGCAGGCCCGACTGCCAGAAGGCCTCGTCGATGACGAGAAGCCCGACCTCGCCGATGGCCTGCGGCTTCATGTGAAAGAGACTGTCATGGGCGCAGACGATGACCTGCGCCGCCTGCGCCAGTGGCTTCTGGCGTTGGTAGCCGCAGTCGTGGAACCAGGGGCAGAGCAGCAGCTCCGCGCCGTTCTTGACCTTGCAGCAGCTCTGTTCGACCGGATGCTCGACCTCGAGCGCGTCGAAGGTAGCTTCGGGGTCGAGGCACATGAGTTGGTCGGGATTGCCCGGCGTGGGATCAGGCGCGGTGCGCCCCTTCCAGAGCATGGCGCTGAGACCCAATGCCTCGAAGGCCGTGACCTGTTCGGCCCCGAGATCGTGGCGCGGGACGGCGTAGACGACCTTGCGCGTGCCGAGCCCGCCCGCGGCGATCAACTCGGCAATGGCGGCGCGCGCGCTCGAGGTCTTGCCGAGGCCCACATCGACCGGCAGGCCGAGAAGCGGTGGCAAGGCGGCCCGCGCCACGATGTTGAAATCCAGCGGGTCGCGGTCGGCGTCGGCGCTCTTGGCCTCCTCCTGCGCCGCCTCGACGGCGGCCCAGTAGTCCGGGATCGCGGCCATGAAACCGGCGATGGCCTCGGCCAGGCGGACGCGGGCCTCGTCTGGCGTGAGAACAGGTGCGGGATAGGTGGGCGGTGACGGCGGGATCCGCGCCGCGCTGGCGACGAGCGCCGAAACGGCGTCCGGCCCCTCGGCGCAGAACAGATCGTTGGCGTCTCCGGGGCTCTCCGGCACGGCCAGACGGCCATCGACTGCGAGCGCGACCTTGCGCGCGGCCTCGACGCCGGGGTTGTCGTCGCGATCGGGCTTCGCGTCGTTGTCGGCGACGAGGACGAGATCGGCCGCCGGAAAACGCGCCCGCAACGCCTCGGCCACCGGCATCAGGTTGCCCGCGTCCATCGCCGCGATCACGGTATGGCCCGTGGCGATGTGCAGGCTCGCGCCGGTCGCCCAGCCCTCGCAGATCAGGACGGGGCCAGCGGGTTCGGCAATCGGCCCCGGCTCCGCGCCCGCCACCGCGAAATGACCCTTCTTGGCCCCACCGGCGAGGAAACGCTTGGCCCCATCGGGCGCGATGGTCTCGAGACTGTGGATCCGGCCGTCGATGTCCTGCAGCGGCACGACGAGCCGGCGGCCGGCGTCCATGCGCAGGGCGAGCGGCGCGGCCTGCTTGGCGATGAGATAGGGATGGTCCTCCGGGGCGGGACGGGCGCTGGTCCAGATCCGCTTGGCACGCGCGGCGGCCTCATCCGTGCGGTTCGGCGCGGGCGCGGCATCGCCATCGGGGTGTGGCTCGGGAGGTGCCGTGGCCAGCGCCAGTGGCGGCTCGGCCGGATCGTTCGCCGCCGTTGCGCCTGGTGTCGACGGCTGACGGGTCGGCCGGGGCAACGCCGCCATGCCGATCCGGTCGGCAATCCAGTCGGTCGCATCCTCCCGGGCCATGCCGAGGTCGCGGCCGACAAGATCCGAAAACCAGCCGCCCCGGCCTTCCTCGTGGTCGAACCACATCCCCGCCCGCGCGCCGGAGATGACGACCGAGAGGCTGCCTTTGCGACCCCAGCGCCATTCTTGCCCTGCACGAAAGGTCGGCTTGCCCAGAAGCTCCACCGCGAGTTCCGGCACGCGGGCACGCAGCTCGGCGTCGAAGGCCCGCCAGTCCCGCCCGCTCATCGCCGTCCCCGCGGAACGGGCGCATCGCCGGTCGGCCGGAGGGCCGCCGAGCCGGCAGGGCGCTGGAGATGGCGGAGACAGGCGGACACGGGTGCTGCGGAACCGGAATGAGGGGGTCGTTGCCCCCGGTTCTGCCGCGGATCAGACCGCCCTCGCGACGTCGGAACCGGTCCGCCCGGCCGCGCGCAGCCCTACCGGAAAGGGGTGACCCCTTCCGGCAAGGCGTTGAAATAACGTCAGATCATGGGTGGAGCCCAACGGGCCTAACGACTCCTGAAGAGCGCCCTGAGCGGCCGCGGCCGATCAGAGGGGTGATCCCGCGTCTGCGCGAACGGGGTGAACGGTTCCGCCCGTCTTCGGGCTGCCGCGGCCTTGGGGTCACCCCTTGGAGTTGGCCATTG